CTAATCAAGGTTTAATTGAAAAGTATGATAGACAAGCAGAACAACAAAGACAGATAAGAGATGATGAAAGAAAAAGTATAGAAGATAGAAAAAAAGCTAATGATGAACTTGCTGTAATTCTTGAAAAACAAGAAAAAGCAATGAAGGTTAATGCTAATACACAACTTCAATTAGCAGAAGCAGAACTTAAAAAAGATGCAAAAAATGTAGAAGCTTTAAAAGCTAAAGGAGAAGCATTAAATGAATTAGCTGCTATAGAAGCAACTGTTACAGGTTTTAGAAGTGAACAATTAACTAATGAAGCAGCATTAGAAAAAGAAGGATTAGAACTTATTAATTCTAGGTTAGAATCAGAAGCAAATTTATCTATTGAGCAAAAAAGATTTAATGCAGAACAAATAGAAGATGAATTAGAAAGGTTAGAAGCATTAAAAAAAGTTGATGCAGAAGAAAAAGTTTTACAATTAAAAAGACTTCAAGGTGTAATAGATTCTGCTAACGATGGTACACAAGCAAAAGTAGATGCAGAAATAGCATACAATCAAACAAAGCAAGAGTTAGAACAACAAGAAGTTTTAAGAGCTAAAGAAATTGCAGATGCTAAAGTTAAAATCAATAAAGAACAAAACGACCAAAAACTTCAAGATGATAAAGATGCAGAAGCAGAAATAGCTAAACAAAGACAAGAAAATTTAGATGCATTTGAAATAGCAGCAGCCACAACAATGAATGCTTTAATTGCTATTAATGAATTAACACAAGCATTTGCAAAAGAAAACGAAGCAAGCCAAAAGAAAGCATTTAAGGTAAATAAAGCAATAGGAATAGCTAACGCAATAATAAATACTTCTGTAGGTGTTTCTAAAGCATTAGCAAGCGCACCACCACCTTTAAATTTTATAAATGCAGCAATAGTAACAGCAGCAGGTGTAGCAGCAGTTAAGAACATACAAAAAACACAATTTGATAGTAGTTCTTTTGATACTACATCACCTTCAACAAGTTCTGGTAGCGGTGGAGCAGCAACTTCACCAACACAACCACCAAGTTTTAATGTAGTAGGACAATCAGGATTTAATCAAGTAGCTGGAGCATTAGGCCAACAACAACCAGTACAAGCATTTGTAGTTTCTGGAGATGTAACTACCGCACAACAACTACAAAACAACACTATTCAACAAGCAACATTATAAAACAAAACAAAATGGATATAATAGAATTAATATTAGATGAAGAAAACGAAGAAATGGTTGGAATCGAAGCCATTTCAATCGTAAAATCTGGCGCAATTGAAAGCGATTTTATAGCAATGTCAGATCAAGAAATAAAACTAGCTAAAGTAGATGATGAAAAACGTATTGTAATGGGTGCTGCTTTAATACCTAACAAGCCAATATTTAGAAAGAGAAATGATACTATGTTTTATGTTTATTTTTCAGAAGATACTGTAAGAAGATCAAGCGAATTATTCTTTCAAAATGGCAACCAAAGTAACGCAACCTTAGAGCATCAAATGAAAGCTAGTGGCCTTACGGTGGTAGAAAGCTGGATAATTGAAGGAGAGCAAGATAAATCTAGAATTTATGGACTTGATGCACCTGTAGGTACTTGGATGATTTCAATGAAAATTACAGATGATGAATTATGGGCAGAAATTAAAGAAGGTAAAAAATACAAAGGTTTTTCTATTGAAGGGTATTTTGCTGACAAAGCTTCTATTAAAAAACCAGATGCTAAATCAGAAATGGCAGCTATTGAAGAAGAGGAAGCAGAGTACATGCTAAGTAATATTAAAAATCTTTTATCTGATGAAAATGTAGAGCTAGAAAGTTATAATGATTATCCAGATGCAGTAAGTAACAATGCTAAAAGAGGTAGAGAACTAAATGAAAAAGTTAATAATAAATGTGCAACTGATATAGGAAAAATAAGAAGTGCTGATTTAGAAGCAAAAAGAAACCTTTCTGTAGAAACTATAAAAAGAATGTATTCTTATTTAAGTAGAGCTGGTGAATACTATGACGAAGGAAACAATGAAGCATGTGGAACTATTTCTTATTTGTTGTGGGGTGGTAAAGCTGGTTTAAGATGGAGTGAAAGCAAACTTAAAAAATTAGGAGAAATAGATCTAGCTTCTATGGTAGTAGATGACAATTTTGCAATAATTGACGATAGGTTAGCTTATAGTACACAAGAAAAAGCAGAAGAAATGGCTAAAAACTTAGGTTGTGAAGGGTTTCACGTTCATAATTTTGAAGATAAAGACTGGTTCATGCCTTGTGAAAAGCACGAAATGAAGAAACCTTGTCAAGCTGGTTATGAGCAGTACGGAATGAAGATTAAAAACGGTAAAAAAGTACCTAACTGTGTACCAATAAAATAGAGATGAGAAGAAGAAAAGTTGAAAAAGTACCATCAGGTAGAAAAAGTAGAACTTCTCCAGTAGGTGGAAAGCGTGGTTGTTTGTGTTCTGATGGTAAATCTTATAGTAGAAGATGTTGTGATGGATCTTTACCAGCACAAGGCATTGGAGTAGGTTAAAAAAACTTTATAAAAGTATATCATTTTGCGTTTTTGTACGACTTACAAGTATGAAGGCGCAAGAAATACTTAGTAAAATCAAAGAAGTTGTAGGTATTGAACTATCTGAAGAGGTATCTGTACAACTAGAAGAAATCAAATTAGATAACGGAACTGTATTAGTTGCAGAAAAGTTCGAATCTGGACAATCTGTTTTTATCAAATCAGAAGATGACGAAAATATTGCTTTACCAGTTGGTGAGTATGCTTTAGAAGATGGCAGAAAATTAATGGTCAAAGAAGAAGGCCTTATTGATGCTATTGGAGAAGTAGAAGTTAAGGAAGAAGAAGTAGAAGCTTCTGAAGAAACTAAAGAAGTAGAAGTAGAAGCTGAAGAGGAAAAAGAAGAAGAAGTGGAAATGGAATACGTCACAAAAAAAGAATTTTCTAAAGCTGTAGAAGAAATTAAAGGCATGATCGAAAACATGTCTAAAGAAGAAATGAAAGAAGAAGTAGAAAAAGAAGAATTATCTGCTGAAGTTGCTGAACCAGTTGTTCACAATCCAGAAGCTAAATCTGAAACTAAATCTTCATTCAAAAAAAGCTACCCCAACACTATTCAAAATAGAATTTATCAAAAACTTAATCAATAAAAACAAAATAAAATGGCAACATCGTTAACGACAAGTTACGTAGGGGAATACAAAGATAAGATGATAGCATCAGCTTTATTGAGTGGTAAAACACTTGATAATGGTGGGTTAACAGTTTATCCTAATGTAGCTTATAAAGAAGTAATAAAGAAAATTGCACTAGGTAACGACTTAATGGTTGGTGCTTCTTGTGATTATACAGATGCTGGAACTGTAACAATTTCAGAAAGAGTTCTAGAAGTAAAAGAATTTCAAATAAACAAAACTGAGTGTAAAACTACATTCTCACAGGATTGGACTAGCGCACAAATGGGCTATTCAGTACCTAATTATGTACTACCTAAAAGTTATGCAGATTTCATATCACAACAATATATAGCTAAGATTGCTGCTAATGTTGAGTCTATGATTTGGGCTGGTGCTGCTGGAGCAAATGCTTTTGATGGTTTCACAACTACTTGGGCTGCTAATGCATCTTCACTTGCTGGTGGAGCTGTTGTTACTGGTACTACAGTAACTGCTGCTAACGTAGTAGACGAAATTGGAAAAGTAGTAGATAATGTAAGTGCTAACAATTCTTCTCTTTTAGACAAAGAAGATTTACACATTTATGTATCTAATCACATTTACCAAATGTATGTAAGATCACTTGGTGGTTTTGGTGCTGCTGGTTTAGGTGCTAATGGATTTGATGGAAAAGGTAACAATCAAAATTTAGGAGATGCTTTATTATTTGATGGTATCAAAATATTTAGAGCGCCTGGAATGCCAACTAATGACATGGCTGCTGCACAAAAATCAAACTTATTCTTTGGTTGCGGAATCGAAGGGGACTTATCAGATATAAAATTGATAGATACAGGAGACACGCTAGGTGACATGAATGTAAGATTTGTTGCAAGATTCAAAGCTGGTATTCAGACTGGGTTACTTGAAGAAGTTACTTACTATACCTAATTAATTAACTAATAATGGGGGGTTGTAATACTCCCCTTTTTAAAACTAAAAAATATGAGTTGTGATCTCAGTGCCGGACGAAATGTCCCATGTCGTGATTCCGTCGGATCAATAAATGCCGTATACCTAATTGATTATAATGATCTTGGAACTGTTACTTTAACAAATGATGAAGTTACTGATGTTTCTGGAACATTTTCTTGTTATAAATATTTAGTAAAGGGAGCAAATTCCTTAGAGCAAGGTGTTACAGCAAGTACTGAAAATGGAACTGTGTTTTTTGAGCAGACTTTGACATTAAACTTACAAAAACTTACTAAAGAAGATATGGTTCAACTAAAGCTTATGGCTTATGGTAGACCGCATTGTGTAATTGAAGACAACAACGGAAATTTCTTATTAGCTGGAAAAGAGCATGGTCTTAGTGTATCTGGTGGTAGTATAACTACAGGAGCAGCTTTTGGAGATATGTCTGGAATTTCTTCTTTAACTCTTACAGGAAGTGAGAAGTTACCAGCGAATTTCATAAGTGGAGCTACTCAGGCAGATCCATTTGCTGGATGTTCTTCAGCTACTGCAACTATAGTAGTGGGAACAAACAGTTAAGATGTTTAGTGGGTATTATGTGTAAAGTACATATAGTACAGGGTGTAAAGGGTGGTTCGATTAATTTTTAACCACCCTTTTTTTTAAAAGATTAAGATGCAGATATTAAGTACAACAGGGGGAACTATAAATTTTATACCTAGAGAAGATATTTCTAGCAGTAAAACCTACACTTTAAAAATAACTTCTGAGAACCTTAACAAGGTTATTTTAACGGACTCTAACGCAACCATTGGAAGTAATAGCTTCTATTCTACTTATGTAACCTCACAAGCTCTTGTAGAGGGTGGTTTTTATATGGTAGAAATACAAAATACTACAGACAGCAAATTAATATTCAGAGATAAGGTGTTTTGTACTAATCAAGCATCATCAACTTATGAAATGACTTCTGGTGTTTACACACAACACAACACAGGAGCAAATGAATACAAATACTACACCTCATGAACAACGTACACCTACTCGAATTAAGCCAATACGAAAAGCCAATAGTAACTGAAGAAAAGAACAGAGACTGGATTGGTATAGGGGATAATAATGATTATTATGAAAACCTTGTAAATGCTTACATGAATAGCACAACTAATAGAAGTGTTATTACAGGTATAGGACAACAAATTTATGGTAGGGGATTAGATGCAACGGATTCTAATAAAAAGCCAGAGCAGTTTGCACAAATGAAAGGATTGTTAAAACCTGACTGTTTAAGAAAGGTTTGTTTAGATCTTAAAATGTTGGGAGAAGCTTCTTTACAAGTTTCTTACAAAGGCAAAAAAGTTGCTTCTGTTTCACACTTTCCAAGAGAAACTTTACGAGCTGAAAAAATGAACGATAAAGGGCAGATAGATAACTACTATTATGCTCCAGATTGGACCAAAGTAACACCAGCTACAGAACTAACTAAGATGCCTGTTTTTGGCTCTAAGAATAGTGGCAATGAAATCTATGTAATTAAAAAATATATCCCTTCTTACTACTATTATTCACCAGCAGATTATTCTACAAGTTACCCAGTTTTAGAATCTGAAATTGCAGACTATCTAATAAATGAAACCATGTCTAGTTTTAATTCTAGAACTATCGTTAATTTTAATTCAGGAGTACCATCAGAAGAAAAAATGCAAGAGATTAAATCTCAAGTTTTAAATCGTTTGACTGGAGCAAATGGCGAAAAGGTAATTGTAGCATTCAATCATAATGCAGAGCAAAAAACAACTATTGATAGTTTACCAGTACAACAAGCACCAGAACTTTATGAATATTTAAGTGAAGAATGCAAGAGAATGATTCTTTTAACACATCGTGTTACTTCTCCATTGCTCATCGGATTGAGAGACATGGGTGGTAGTGGATTAGGTTCTAATGAAGATGAAATTAGAACTGCACAAAGGTTGTTTTCTAACACTACTATAAAACCTTATCAAGACTTAATTTGTGATGCTTTAGATGAAATACTAGAGGTTAACGGAATAAGCTTAAACCTTTACTTTAAGACAAGTGATCCTTTAGAATTTATTGATGTTGAAGTAAATAATGACGAAGTACAAGAAGAAGAAACTGGTGTAAAAGAAGATGATTTTTCTAAGTTAGAAATGATGGCTTCTAAGGCATCTTCTCCAGAATATACTAATGTAGTGTATAATGCAATTTTAAAAGGTCTTAAAGGCGAAGCAATGAGTGATGAATGGGAAATTGCAGACATAAGAGCTTACAACGAAGAAAATACAAGTGCTGATGAATGGGCTAATGATGTAATTCAACTAGCTAAAGAGAAAAAAACAACTACACCTATTCCAAATATTCCCAAAAAGGGTTCAACACTTGATAAATCTTACTATGCAGTTAGGTATAAGTATGACGTAGGAACTACAAGAGGTAAAGGTGGCAAGTCTAGAGAATTTTGTGAAGAAATGATGAAAAGATCAAGACAAGGTGTTGTTTATAGAATTGAAGATATTAATAAAGCAATGATAGATAAGGATTTGTTCCGAGATTTTAAACTACCAATGCATAATGATCAAACCTTTGATTTGTTCAAATTTAAGGCGGGTAAAAACTGTAGACATATCTGGAAGGAAGTATTGTATAAAATGAAAATTGGTGCTGCTTTAGATGGAAAAAAAGGTAGTGATGATTTAGAAGATTACAAGAATGTAAAAAAGATACCTAAAACTTACAAACCAACACCCAGAGGACACAAAAGAGCTGCAAAAGCAGAAAGAACAAGAAGTGATAGAGGAGCATATCCAACAAGTAAATAATTATGGAAATAAATAGAGTATACGAAAAGTTAAATAAAGTAGAGTTAAAATCTGAGAAGATAGAGTTGGCTTTAGTTGATGATTTAAAAAAAAGAAATCAAGAGTTGTTTAAAAATTTAAAAACATCAGATGGTCTTTGGAGAGATTATCAAGATTATTTAACAAATGCAGACAAACCATTTTCAAAAATGATTAATTCTTATGATGATTTAGGTGCTTCTATTCAATTTGCTGATGGTGTTGCAAAAAGATTTATAAAAGCTGCAAAAGAACTTGGAGTAGATGTTAAATCAAATAAAGATTATCAAAACATTTTAGCAAACACAAAAACAGCAAATGAAGTAATAAAGACTATTGCATCATTTAAAGATCCATCAACATTTCAATAAATAAAATAAAAAATGAAAACAACATTAGAAAAAGTGTTTGAAACACTTAACAAAGTAGAGTTAAAGTCAGAGAAGGTAGAGTTAAGTAGTATAAATGATTTAAAAGAATTAGTTACTGACGCAAAAAGAATTATTAGTTTACAAGAAGATGGTTTTAAGTGGGGTGAAAGAGCAGAAAAAGAATTTAAAGAAGTTAAAAAAGTAATATCTGATGCAGAGGGTATTACAAGAGGCGCTTTAAGACAAGCGGGTAATTTAAAAAATGATAGTGATAAAATATTTAACAAAATTGAAGTTATGTCAAAAGATTTAGGGATAAATCCTAATTCTATAAAAGAATATGACACAGCAATTAAATTAATAAATAAAATGTTTGACAATCAAAATCCTTTAAGTGGTTATAATGATATGTTAAAAAAATTATTATAAAAAATGGCTAAAGTTTTATTCATACAAAGAAAGGATTTAGTAACATTTACAGCAGCTAATGGCAATGTAGATTCTGACAAAATATTGCCTTATGTATACATGTCGCAACAAATAGAGGTTCAGAGGTTATTAGGTACTGATCTTTATGAAAAACTTATAGCTGATATTGATGGTGGCACTTTAACAGGCAACTATTTAACACTTGTAGATACTTATATAAAGCCAATACTAATTCACTACGGATTTATGAGAGCTTTGCCATATTTAGGGATAACAATAGCTAATGGTGGTATTTACAGAAACAGCGCAGAAAATGCTACTGCACTAACTAAGGATGAAGTAGAATATTTAGTAGAAGCAGAACGTGATGCAGCACAGTACTATAGCACGAGGCTCATAGATCACTTAAATTTTAATGCAAGTGCAAATTTTCCAGAATATTT